GCATCAATGCTACCTTTGTCAATGTTAATTTCACCAACTACTGAACACCCCTTAGTTGTATGTTGCTGAATGATTAATGCTGACAATGGATTAATATTAAAATCGACTGAGATGAATACTGGTAAGTTAGGATTGATTGTTAGTGAATCGTCTATGTGCCTTTCATCATCCCAAGCATATAAGAAAGGGTTAGATACATCGTCCATTACATCCCAGTCACCTTCTACAAATCGAGCATATTGTATTGGTGGTAACTCTTTAAGTGACTCTAAATAGTCTTGACTGATGTATGGGTTATCTGTTATGCGTGAGTTGATGTAAGACCACTTATCAGGTAGTGTGTTGGTTCTCCACCTTTCATAGATAACTGACTTCACCCAGTTGTTAGCTGGGTTGCAAGTAGCAAGTAATACTATTGGTGGTTGACCTATTGCCTTATTCCAACTACCTATACGTTCTTGCACTTTATAGAATGTTGCTTCTTGAAGTTCGTTTACCTCATCCAGTCCAGCACCATTAACTTCAAGTCCTCTGAATCTATTAAGGTCTTTATCATCATCATAACTCTCAGCCATAAAGATTAACTCTGAGCCGTTAACAAACTTAACTACATTAGTTCCTAAGTGCCACTCCTTGACGTATGCATTAAGACCATCAGCAAGTATTGAACTGAATGATGGGAAGGTAGTTCTTTTTAAGTCAGGTAGTGTCTTACGAATGATTACCCATCTTGAGCGTGGATACTTTAATGCTAATGCTGATAAGGTAATAAGCAGCCACCATGTCTTACCTCCACGAATTGCACCACCAAAGACTATAACTTTCTTTTCACCATTGAGTGCTAACTTGTATGCTTTCGATTGTCTGCTGGTTAGCGTTATGTTCATTCCTCATCATTACTTGCCGTTAGTGTTATTACTAAAGGTTGAGATACGTTTAAGTTATTATCAATGGTTTGCTTTGCTTTGCCGTATGCCCTATCTAATAAGACCTCTGCTGCTCTTATATCACCTTTGGTAGCCTTTGCCCTTAATGCCTTTAAGATTGCTTCTGCTGCGCTTAAACCATCCTTTTCCTCACCCATTACATCAGCAAGTAATTTATCTAACTCAGGTAGCTTACGAGGTCTTCCATTAGGGTTCAAGGTCTCACCTTTTTTCATCTTCTTACCATCATTCGGAAATGCCATGCCGTCTGTTTTTCGTCTGTTATTTTTTACGTGGGTCTTTGTTAGCTGCCCTTTTATTTGCCCTTACAGACGATAGGTTTTGTATCCTTTCAAGTTCCATTTTAAATGGGTAGCAATGCTTCATGTTTTCCAATGTATAATAAACTATTGATGCCCTATAAGGTTTGTCTTTTGTTTTGATAATAGGCATAACACCATGTATTTCACTTTGACCATCAAATATAGCTAAGTAACTATCTTCTTGAGACAAAGCAAAACCATACTCAGGAAATACAAGTTCTCCACCAATTATACCATCACGAAGTATTAGTACATTTGATAAGTTACCTCTAAAATTTCCAGTATCTCTGTGGTACTTAATAGCGTGGTTAACATTTATGTTAGCAGTTGTAAAAGGTGTTTTATCTTTAATTATATAATCACTATTAACATTTTCTTGTATTACTTTTAAATCGTGTTCGTGTTGCGTTGGTAAATATGATTTATAAATTTCAGTTAAGTAAGGTAAAAAACTAAATAAGATATTTGCATTATTTTTTTCATTCTTTGTTTGTGCAGAAAACCTGCAATAATCATTTCTTAAAGGTATTCTTGGTAAGCTACCAAATACACTTGATTGTGTGGCAAGTGCTTTACGTGTTCTATATGTTTTAACATATTTAGTACTTATACTTGCTTCCCTTATTGATTCAGAGTACCTTCTGTCTATTTTTAAGTATAAGCCTACATTAAAACCATTTTTAGTAAATAGTGTATCTTCACTTATTACTAAATTATAATCGTTTTTAGTTGGTGTTTGATTTATCAGGTTGTCACAACTTTTTATTTTAGTTAACTCAAATGTTTTCATTTTCCATTAATTTTAATATTACTTGGCTATGGTTTTCAAGTTCGTGCTTTTCTTGTATTACATTAAACCAATTAATTACATTATCAAATGTTTCGTTATCATATACTAAAAACATTCTTTTTAGTTCAGCATTTAAAAATTTGTCTAATTTACTTAATTGGTCTAACCCTTCATAATCTTCATTATTTGTCATATTATCAATATCAAAGTTTGGCACACCCAACCCCCATTCAGCTAATTCATTAGCATCCCATTCTGATTGAATAATTGTCCAGTCCCATTCACCACCACTTACATTGTCTTTAATCAAGAACTCACGTTGCTGGTCTTCTGTTAGATTATCAGCAATGATGATAGGCACTTCTTTCAATCCAGCCTCTTTACAAGCCTTAAGTCTCATATTGCCACCAAGCACCACCATATCTGAATTAACAACAATAGGTCTTATCTCAAGCATCTGAGGTAGTTCTTTTATAGATTGAACCAACTTAGCAAACTTATCATCTTTGATAAGTCGTGGGTTATTTGGATTGACTTTTACGTCACCTATCTTAACACTCTTTGTTTTAATCATATTGCAAATGTATTTATTTTATCAAGTGATATGAACTTCTGTAGTTCAAATCCTTGAGCCTTAAAGTTCATTGTTGTGCAATGTTCCATAAGATAGTCTTTAGGTATTAACCACCTACTTTGTTCGTCTACTATCTCAACCTTGTCAAATGTTACACCATTCTCAATCAGGTAGTAGTTAATGCCATAAGAGTTATTTACTCTCATAAGATGCTTACCTCGTGACCTAACCAGTCTTAATGTCCTTGTAGCTTTATCAATCTGACCTATGGCTCTCTTCTTACCATCAGCAAGTAGCAATGATAGGTTGATGATTGAATCCTTGTGAGAGGCAATTAACTTATTACCACTTGAATCTTCTATGGTGTGAGTCTTGTTCATAGCCGGTAGGTGTCAATTCTTTTTTTGACCATATCAATAAACTTATCCATCATAGCTGAATAGTAACTATTAAAGTCTTGGTAGCCTTCAGGGTTACGTTCAAACAAAACGTATAGGCAAGACCTTAATCTTTGACTTGGTGTCTTAGAACCCATCTCCTCAGCATCTATCTTGATTGACTTGAGTAACTCTTCATCATTGTAATTAAATGACTCGCCTTTGAAAGCCATAACACCTACACCTGATGTCCATTGGTTGAATAATTCAGCAGCCTTAGATGGTGAAAGTTCTTGTGTACCTATCACGACCTTTAATGTTTTGTCTCTTCTTGTAGCTACTGATTCGATTGCACAAGGTATAAGTAGTAGGTTACTATCCATAAAACTGATTGTAAAAGTCTAATGATGCTTTTGGTGCATACCTTTCTGTTTCTGAGTCTTCAAGTCCACACTCATAAGCACCCATCACTTCCATCTTATGCTGAGACTTTAACTCTTCATAGTTGGTATTGAGCCATTGGATAAAGTCATCAATGGTTAATTCATTTTGTCTCTCAAAGATTAATTCAATAGTTGATTGTTCAGCAGCCATAGTGTTCAGATTTAGTTGGTTTACTTGATTTGTATTCATTACTAACCTTATCAAGATATTCTTTTACCATTACCTTGATTAGTTCCTTATGCGATGTTGGTATGCGAAATGTGATGTTAATTGTACGTTCACCATACTTGAATGGGTGACCAGCACCAAGTCTCTTACCACCTCTGTTATCTTTTTTGATTTGTTCCATAGTCAACAAATATAGTAATTATATGATTATGTTTTACATTTAGTGCAATGTATCTTACCATGATAGACCTTAGCAAATTCGCACTTACCACTTCTTATCTCATAGTAGGTATAATTGCATTCATCTATTTTCCACATCTGACTAAATGAGTAAGAGGTATTGAATAACACCTCAAAGTCTTCATAAGTCAAGTTCATTTCATCTAACATCACAAATGGCTCAGTAAGGTGCTTATTAAGGTAATTGCTATACTCAGAATGGAGTATCATCTGTTTCTTTATTCCAGTCATTGTCAGTATAATTTCTTAGGTCTTTAGGTTTGGGCAAATAACTACTACCAACATCGTGAGTAGTTACATCTGTGAAGTTGGTCATGTTAGGTGAATGTCTGAACTCAACCACACCAGTAGCACCTTGACGATGTTTTTCAAATAGATAAAAGATATGATTGGTGTATGGGTTACCATCTTCATCATTCAATCCATAGTATGACGGTCTCCATACAAAGGCTACACTATCTGCATCTTGCTCAAGTGAACCTGATTCTCTCAGGTCAGATAAGATTGGTTTCTTATCAGGTCTCTTTTCTACCTCACGGCTAAGTTGTGCAAGTGCTATAATTGGTATGCCAAGTTCCTTTTGTGCTGCTTTGAGTGTTCTACTTATCTCAGCTACTTCAGCCTCTCTATTGCCACCTTTGAACCCTTCTATGGTCATTAGTTGCAAGTAGTCAATGATTGCCCACTTGCATCTTCCTTTTCGATGCTCACGTTTCATTACCCTTATTGCCTCATGCACACCACATCTTGCCTTATCGTAAATTAGAAATGGTTGTTTCTCTATGTTACCTATTACCTTTTCAAATGAATGTAACTCAGATTGACTAAGATTGCCATCACGTAACCTTGAAGAGTGGATTAAATCACCAGCATCTTGAAGTATTAACCTTTGACATAGTTGGCTCTTATTCATTTCAAGATTGAAGTAGATACCAGCCTCACCGCTTTTCATTCCGTGAAAGAGTGCAAGTGCAGTTTTACCCATACTTGGTCTACCAGCTATGATTATGAACTCAGGATGAAAACCACCAGTAAACTTATTAAGAGACTTCAACCCAGTCTCAAGTCCAGTAGTCTTACCTGATAGTGTTAGTGCTGCCCTACGATAGTATGCCTCACGTTCATCATTGGTAAGGTCAGATAAGTTAATGATGTTATCTGAACTGCTACCAGTATCAAGTAGGCTGGTCAATGACTTAATGATTGATGTGGCAGTAGTGAATCCATCAGTATTAGCAAGTCCTAATGATTGTTCAGTTACTATTGATGCTATTGACCTCTTGATGTGATTGTCTTTAAGTATAGCAATGTATTCGTTAACTGGCTCATTGTAGGTTAGGTTGTTTGACCATGTAACTATCTCAGATGTTTCTTTAGGAGTGAACTTATCAAGTTCATTGGCAGTCATAAAGAAGTTGACCAAGTTAGGAGTAAGACCTTTGTCAATAGTTTTCTTGATTACTTGGTAACATCTTGAGGTAAGCACCTCATTGAAGAGATGCTCACCTAATTGAGGCATTAGTTCTTGGTGGGTCTCACCAGTCATCAGTATGCCTATAAGTGCTTGTTGTGGGTTAGTCATTTGAATTTCAAATTTAATAATATTTTTTGTTTATGTAATGCTTAATGTTTTTTAGGTACAACTATATCACATCGTCACCTACATAATGTTGACCTTGTGATGAACGATTAAAGACTGGTGGTGGTTGTTTGACAAAGGTGTTAGTGTTATTAGTCTTAAGTTCAAATATGCCTATCCAGTTATTCTCTATTGAGTTTTCAAGAATCTTAATAGCAACATCTTTGTTAGCCTTAGATATCTCTTTAAGTTTCTTAGTAAGTAACTCAACTGCATTCTTAGTAGGTGTCTTTTTCATATTGATTCTCATTTGAATATAGTTTATGAATGTAGCATTAAGACTTACATCAGTTCCTAAGTATTTCTCTGACTCAATCAACTTGACAAAATCACTTATAGATTTTGGCTCTTTGTCTTTCTTATTTTTATCCTTATCATTATCTTTATCCTTATGTTTATCCTTATCCTTATAGGCTTCTACTTCGCTTTCAATTCGCTTCAATTTCGCTTCTGATTCGCTTATTGTTTGCTTTGTCTTTGGTCTACTTCCATTGATATAGTTAGTATTACCTTTCTCAAGAACTGGTCTTATCAGTCTCCATATAGTCAATGATAGACCACTTAAAGTAGGCTCAACAAAGTCTAATGAGTATTCAAAGATGGCATTGTATAACTCAGCCTGATTCTCTTTAGGTAGTTCTTTTATTGATTCAAACATTGACCGATAAAAGATGCAAGTATCTCTGCTATTCATAATAATAAAAATACCCTATGAGGACTGAGGTAGTATCGACCTTGATTTTACTCTTAGTCTCTCAGTCACCATAGGGTGAAAAGTTTTACAATACATTCAGGATACTACCTCTGAATGGTGCTAAGTTAAGCATTTTTATTGAATAGTTTCAATTGTTTAATAGTTCCTTTTTTAGTTGGATATAATACCTCTTTTGGTTTTATTGATACTCCACACATCTCATGGCAATTTTGACACTTACCAAAATATGTATTTCTATTAAACTTACTTATCAATGCTTTCTTACCTAAAAATTTTGATTCCTTTACATTTATAATTCCATTTTTAATTAATTCATTTTTTTTATTAAGTCTTAAAATTGTATCAATTATATCATCATTTTTAAATAACTCATTTTGAATAATAGATAGTTTATTTCCTAATTCATTTGATAAATTAAAGTCACAAGAAACAATTCTTAAAATTGATTTACAATACTTTTTTAAGATGTTATACTGGTCAATGCTATTACTTAACAAATGTGGTTTGTCAAGTGCTGAAACTGATGTATTGATACAAACATTTATTGTAGATAAGTATTCAAGTTGCTCAATACTTAGATTAGTCCAATGCTTTGTAATTATAACTATCTGTTTATTACACATATCAATTTTTTTCATTATTGATATTGTATGATTCCAGTTTTCAGATGGGTCACCACTTGTACCTATTCTTATAAAATCAAGTTTTATCTTATTGATTTGAGAAACAACTTTTAATCGATGTTTTTCATTTACAAATGAACGCAATATAGTTTTACTGAAATCATATCCATACAACTTAGCAGACTTAGCAGCATAGCAATCATTATAACAACCACCATCTTCATTTTTCATTCCACTTGCACAACCAATAGAGGTATCTAATGAATAGATACCCCTTGAATTTTTGGTTACTGATATTTTATTTGAGTATTCTCTCATTATAGTCTACCTATATTTATGTGTCTATCTTTAATCTTAGTCATATCTCCCTTATAAAATATCAATATTTTCTGTTCTCTTTTTGGGAATTTACGATAATGTAAAGTTCTTTTTGCGTGAGCAAGTCTTGTAAACTCACATTCTAAATAAACAATCTTATTATAAATATGTAAACCTTGCTCTTTAAAGAATATCTCATGTTCAGCCTCGCATCCATAATAACCACCATTTTTATCTCTACTATCTCCAGTCATTACTACAAAAAAACAATTATCATTTAATGAATCAATTGCCTTTTTATATCCTTTAAAAAGAGTGTCTCTAAATTCATTGTATGTTGGTATTGAATTTAATTCTCCAACTGGTGGCTTACCATCATAATCTAAATAGTCTTCAACCTGATAGTATGGTGGGCAAGTAAATACTAAATCATATTTTTGTTTAGGTTCAAATTCTGAACTATCTGACTTTAACCATTTAGTATTATAAAAGTCTTTACATATTGCATTATTAGCATCACATTGGTTTTGTCTTATTTCACTTGAAAGATATTCATAACCACAATCTCCAGTAACAAAACCAAATTGAACACCACCGCCAAATGGATTATAAACTCTTACACCATCTTTAGGCATAAAGAATCTAAGTATTACCTCACAAGCTACTGGGTCTAATACTGATACATTACCATTAAATGACTTACCTTTTTTATTTACTATTTCACCATCCTCACCAATTTCTTGAGTTGCTAAAACAACATTAGACATTCCATTGTCACCCATCCATGCACCTTCACGTGATGCATATTTTGGATTTATAACACCATTCTTTTCTCCAGCCTTTTCAATTTTTTCATTCCACTCTTTTTTCATTTTTAACCAATCCCCTTTAGTAGAATTCCAAACATTAGTCATTGTAGCATGAGCAAGTCTTTTCATTCTTACTTGACTTAATTCACCATAGACCATGTATGAGTAACCACTTAGATTCAAATACTCTTTAAATCCTAATGCAGAAAATACTTTTGGATTTTCTAAATCGTGCTTTTGACTTACCGTCATTACCATTGGATAGTCAAATGTATTTTGCTTAATAATTTCATTTACCATTTGGCTATAAACAACTTTATCTTTTTTGTTTAAATCCATTGCCGATTGAAGTAAGCAAAACTCACCAGCCTCGTGATTAATTTGATAGGTAAAGAATCCAGCAAACTCATCATTGATTTTTAAAATTATTGCTGAATGTATTTGCATATTTTTTCTCGCTGCTCGATATGCTACCTTGTCTTCAATTGCAAGTTTAGCAACTTGATTTTCATAACCTGAACCTATTACAGATTCAACATTAATGAATTCTAATTTTTCTTCAAATAGTTTTGTTTGATTTTTCATGTTAGTTTGTTTTATTGTTAATTATTATTTCTGAGTTAAAAAAAGTGGGCAGTTCAATTAGTTCCCTAAATCATTTGTATTTCTAACAACCGCCCACCCCATTGACATTGTGTCAATTTTTTTTATTAATTATTCAATATCAATATCTTTTTCTTCTACACTAAACCAATCAATAACACTACCACTACAATCAGGTGCATAAGGACAAACAATGTATTCTACTTTTTTCTTAGCCAAATAATTATACTCAAGATGTACTTTATAATCTCCAACTAAAAAGTTTTGACCACAATGAATACAATGCTTTATCTCACTTAGTTTTGGTACACCTTCAAATGGATAGTTCTTTTTTAAGTATTTTTCTTTGTCTTTAATTTGTTTAAATTCCATTATTCTTGATTTAAATATGATTCAATCACTTTTATTGTTTCGTCTACACCAGTTGAAAATAGTGCAGCATATCCAACTTCATTCAATGCCTTTAATATTTCTGCTTGGCGTTCAGTATGCTCATTAGATTTAAGTGTACCATCTTTCTTGAATGGGTTAGCCTTATCTGTTTTGATTTCTATGAATAAACCAGCAAAGTTACCTTTAGGTAGGGCAATGAATAAGTCAGGGTATCCCTTGATTGGATTTTGAGCCCTATGTTTGTTTGCCATGTAAGGACTCAGATAAAGACCAGCAGCAAAGTCAAATCTGAATATTACCTTTGGGTGCTTGAGTGTTAGATACCTTGCTATTACCTTGTAGATTTCTGCTTCTTGACTCATGTAGAAATAGTTTGTAGTTATGAATGATTTGCTCTCTT